GAGGACTAAGATGAGCCTAAACGAAGAAGACCTCGGACGCATTGGTGATGTCGTTGAACTGAAGGTCGGGAAACTGATACAGCCACTCAGAGACGACTTGAAAGAAGTACAACAAACCGTCTTTGGGGCAGAGCGGGAGAAGAACGGCGGCATTGTATCGGTGGTAAAGAGGCATGAAGAGCAGATTATCAGTCTCAGAAAATTCCGCACGCAAGTCAAGGCTATCGCGGGTGTGGGTGTCCCCGCCGTTCAGTTCGCACTGATGATGGCCTGGGATTGGGTGAAAAGGAAAATCTAACAAACAGAAAGGAGATTCAAATGGACTTCACAAAATTCGCTCTTGCGCTCGGGCAGTTGGCCGTATTTATGATCTTCATAACCGCGGTCATCGAGGTCATCAAAGGCATCTCCGCGAAAGGAGTCTGGGGTATCATCAAGGAACTGGCCAAGACGCTTGCAAAGAACACCCCACTCAGTGAACCAACGCTCAAGACGCTGAACTTCGTAGTTGCCCTTGTGTACCTGAGAGCATTCGACTATGGTGTGATGCTTTCGCTCTTGAATGTAGATCTCTCTGGGCTCGGTAGGTTCGCGTGGTGGCTTGATTACATCGCCACAGCCTCAGTCGTCTATATGGGCGCGGATTGGGCGTACCAGCAATTCGCCGCACTCAAGGCAAAGGCGAAAGCTGCGGCCAATGGGACCAATGGCAATGGTGCACGACCCGCCTCATCCACATAGGCCAATTGGATGAAAAAGAAGACTGTCACCTTTCGGGTCTTGGGTGTGAAGATGACCCCGGGTACAAAACTACCCTTGGCGGTTCAGAAGGCTCTTGGCTACCTCGACAATATGAAGTTCGGCGATTTGCTGCCAGGCTATGACTTAGGGGCAAAATTGGGGGTGATGCCGGACACTTTCAGGACGACTGTAGCTTCACATCCAGCTCTTGCCGACTATCGGGTTTTGCAGTCAGTCAAGAAGGAGGAGTCTGCGTCTGGTACACACCGAATGCTCTACGCCAACAAGAAGACGATCAAGGCATACAGGGAGATGGTGAACAATGGCAACAGAGAAACTAAGTAAGATAAAGGAGCAAAGAGAGCGTAAACTGAAGGCGGAACTCACGAAGTCTCTCATTGGCGCGACGCAGCCAGTACTCGTTTCAGAATTGGCCGAGAAGTTCAAGACAGATTCTGAGACGATTCTTAGGTTTGTGAATGAAATCACGAATGAGGGGAAGGTCTTTTCAATGAGTGAGCATGGGATTCTTCTGGTGAAGGAATTTCTGCCGACTCATGATACGATCAAGATTAAGGGCGACGAAATCAAAGAGATCCGATTCGCCGCGCTCGCGGACAACCACTTGGCATCGAAATATAGTCGGCTGGATGTTCTTGAAACTCTCTTTGACTATTGGGTAAGCATCGGCATTAAGAACGTCTACCAGATGGGCAATATCATCGACGGTGAGTCCCGCTGGAACCGGAACGACCTGTACGCGCACGGGATCGAAGATCAGAGTGATTATCTCATTGAACACTGGCCGCAGCGAGCCGGGATGACGACCAGATTCATCACCGGCGACGATCACGAGGGCTGGTACATCCAGCGCGAGGGAATTAATATCGGCAAATACCTAGAACAGAAAGCGCGGGATGCTGGCCGTACGGAGTTGAAATTCGTTGGGCACATGGAGCACAACATTACCCTTGATCGGGTCAGAGGAAAGACGACGCTCCGGCTCGTTCACGGTGGGGGCGGGACGGCATACGCGGTGAGTTACACCGATCAGAAATATGTCGAGAGCTTGCAGGGAGGGGAGAAGCCCCACGTCGTTCTTGTGGGTCATTTCCATAAATGGAATTACGGCTATCCCCGTGAGGTTCACGCCATTCAAGTCGGTTGCGGCCAGGACCAAACTCCGTTTATGCGTAAGAAGCGAATCCAGGCGATGATCGGTGGCTGTACGGTTACGATAAAGCAGGACTTGACCGGGGTGGTACGTTCCTGCAATGCCGAATGGATTCCGTTCTACGACCGGAGTTTCTATGCCCACGACAAGTTGTGGAAGTATCATTGGAAGTAGGATGCTTCTCTACGTCAGTGGCGTATATTCCAACGGAGACATTGACCACAACATTGCAGAAGCTCGCAAAATCTCAATCGCATTGTGGGAAGCCAGACATTGGGTATTGTGTCCACATCTAAATACGGCACACTTCGAGATAGACTGTAAGGCAACCTACGAAGATTACGTGATGGGAGATTTGAGAATGCTTGAAAGCTGTGACGGCATAGTAATGATTCCAGGGTGGGAAAAATCGGAGGGTGCGAGACGAGAATACCAACACGCGGAGAATCTGAACATTCCAATTTGGGAATGGCCGGACTATCCAAGCAGATCGGCAATTGGATTGCCAATGAGTATTTTTACTCAACGAGGTGAGTAAATGGACGTTAAACCGAGCAAGTCTGGTTGGTGCAAGATATGTGGTCAATCTGTGGATTTATCGTCAGATCATCAATCAGTGGGGGCGAACTCGATAGGGGCACATCAGGAACCTTGTTTGCACGTATTTTGTGCGGCGATGTCTGATATGGAGGGGAAGTATCCAGAAACATCTGAGACATTAGAAGAATTGCTTGAAATCGCTAGTTATCATTTGATGAGTCGTCACGAATTGGTTTTACCTTACTTTCACTGGATGGTTGAATTGTTTTTTTACCTGAAGAGAAGGCCCGAAGTGCTGAAAGAATTGGAATCAAAATACAGAGCGATAAAAGTGACTTGAGGTAAACAATGGACATCAGGCAACAACTCATTAGGGACGAGGATTGTAAACTCTACGCTTATCCCGATAAGTTTGGTTACATCACAATCGGAATCGGCAGGCTGATTGACAAGCGGAAGGGTGGAGGAATCTCACAAGAAGAAGCGGACTATCTCTTCGAGCACGACATTCAGAAAATCAAGGCTGCGGTCGCGGCGAACATCCCGTTCTTCAAGAATCTTAACGATGCACGTCAGGGCGTCTTGCTGAATATGTGTTTCAATATGGGGATCAATGGTCTCTTGGGTTTCCCGAAGATGTTGGCTGCAATGGAAAGAGAAGACTGGATTGACGCAGGGAAGCATCTACTTGGTTCTCTGTATGCAAAGCAACTGCCAGCGAGAGCGGGAAGACTCGCGCAACAACTTGTGACAGGAGAATGGCAATGAGTAAACGAGTAACTTATATGAAAGTCGTGCCTCAAACCGACGAGGAAAAGTTGAAGATGTATATGAAGCAGCCCAAGAAGAAGCTTGCTGAGATGCTAGTAAATTGCAACAATACGCTTGAGCAATTCCGAGCGTATGTTGACAACAAGGGAACTGAAGGCACGGGGTTTCAGCAACAGGTATTCCCAGACTCTATGAATGATTAAGGCTAGCAGACCATCAGAACCAGGAGAATGGCAATGAACTGGCTTAAAACTTCAAACGACCCAGAAGCACGCGAATGCGCCTTGATTGTGATAGGAACATTCGTCGCATTCGCCGCACTCTTGGTTTTGATTTCTATTCTTTCAGGTAAAATATGAAATCCCTTCTGAAGAAAGTCCTCTCTTACTTCTGGATCATTTTCGGCATCGGAGTCGGCGTTGCCGTGGCCCATATTTTTCTTCCCAGTAAGATCGTGTACGTGGGCAAACCCTATCCGGTCAAGGATTCCATTGCAATAGACCTAGCCCTTGAGCGCACACAGAAGATCGCAGGCGATTCAATAGCGAGTCTCTGGGACAAGATTTCGGGGCTTCAAAAGCGAATCCCGCCGACGGGATACTACGGGACTCCGGGGCACGATCCTTACCCGCCGAGGGAATTCAAGATCAACACAAAGGATTCGATGTTGATTTTGAATGTGATGCCATCGGCGATCGATGCCCCGATTTCTTTGGTGGTGAACAAAACCTCGGTTACAATCACTACAAGGAATGCTTGGAATTTCGGCAGGGGAGAGCCATACATTAAGGCCTATCGCTGGCCGAGACTGGCGAGGGATTTCTCATTCGGACTCACGGAAACGACGGACTATGGCCAGTTGAATGGGATCAACCTTTATTTCGACAGGCGTTGGTTTGAGTTTGACAATTTCGGCATATTGGCGGGGGCAGAATTCCCGAGAAGGTGCTATGTGGGTGTGGATGCGCGATTCATATTCTGGGAGAAGTTAGAGATCAGTCCCCGGCTTACTTCTGTTCCCGCGCTAGCGATTGAGGGGCGGTGGAGGTTCTGAATCGAAGTATCGCGGCCTGTCCCCGGCCCGGAAGTTGTTTCAGAACATACCTAAGAGCGCAAAGAGGTCGGGCGCGGAGTAGACTTATACTATAGAGAGAGACTTGGTAGGTCCGGCTGATTTCCCAATTTGACAACTCTTCATCGGCGAGGGAACGAATCACGTCAAGCAGCAGTCTCGGGCCCAAACAGGCCGTAAGTTCACCTATGATCTTGTCGTCCAGTGGGTCCTTATGCATTGTGTAACGCTCCTGGGATGAATGTGAGGCTGGATTCTGATAGTGATTCAGATTCTTTTTTCTGAGATTCGATTCGCCGTTCTTGATTCTGCAAATAGAAGTCAATGAGTTCCTGAGCACCCGGCGAGAAGACATAGCGTTTGCAGAAGATTTGGGATACGATCTGAGAAACCCGACTCACGGAGAGATGGAGAGATCCGGCAATAGTTTCCAGGGATTCACCGCCGTTCAACGCTGAACCGAGGATGACCAACGCGTTGTAACCGAACTTCCTGACGAAGTTCTCCGCGACTCTATAAGAGGGTCTAAAAGGCATGATGTGCAAGTTTATCCTATATGGCAGTTTTCTGTGACGGCGTGACCCACATCACGCGCCGACATTAGGAATGGTTTGGCACGGACATTGCTTACTGGAAGATTCTTCAGATTCCGCTTGACTCTGTTGTTGCGCTTGGCGATCTTTCGTAGGGTCAATTGGGTTATGTCACCTCAACAAACATCCTCAGTCCATTGCTCTTTCTGCGCGCGCCCCGCGTTTAGCTGATAATATGTAGTACGCGCGGGTAACTGAGGAAGTTTAGAGACCGACAGACTGAAATTTTGAAGTGCCGAAAGCCCGATTGACTCGAAAGAGTTGGTCGGGCTTTTTGATTTCTATGGAAACTTTGAGAGCGCAAGACTTGAATTCACTCATCGCATCGCAAGATACACCTAAGCGATCACCAGTGCAAGTGCCGAAATGGAACAAGAGAAAGAACCCCTAATGACCGTTGAGAACCTGAAAAAAGCATCGGAGGGGGCGCTACTCAGGTTCGCGATGCTGCTGTATGAGCTCGACCATCCCCGCGAGTCTGTGACGAAAGCATTTTGTGAAATCACGGGGATCACGCAACCGACTTTGAATCAGGCAATCGCCGGACGCGGAAGCATCGGCGGTGAGAACTGGTTGAAGATCCAGAAGGCGATCGGTCGCTCACTATATGAATCGTGGTTGAAAGCAAAAAACAATCCCTAGGAGGCAAAATGGACACGACCACATACAAGTTAAAAATCTCTTGTTTGAACTGTTTCACTGTCTGGGAACAGACATTTAAGCGAGGCATCTGTGTGGAGGAATTGAGTGGTTTTACACAGATCGTTTTAGACGAATTGGGCAATCGTATAACCTGTCCGAACTGCGGATGTGCTCATTGTTGGAAGGTGCGTCCGTGAATCGCTCGCGTGGCTGTCTCGGATTAGTTAGAGGGTGTTGAAATAGGATGTCCTACTCCAGCGACAACGCGAAGAAACTCCGATTCTCTCAATTCAACGAGGCTTACCTACTCGTGTTGAAACAGATCGGTGGGCCGCCCGCGATTGTGTGCGAACGCGTAGAGAAGTACCGTCCGCTGCGGCCAATGACGATACGCTGCATCATTGCCTTTGAGAAACTGCTCGGTCAAACGGGGCTCCCCAATTGAACTGGCGCGCTGAAATACTGATCCGCGACTTGAGATTCTTGGAAACCGTGAAAAACCTCACACCCCGAACCCGGGAAGTGATGAGATCTATTGAGCAGAGAGGCGCGGAGAATGCCAGCCGCAGAGAATTCAACGAGTTACAAATAGCCGTTGAGCGGATCAGTAATGGCCGCCAGCAACGCCGGGGAATGAAGGAATGGGAGCGTAGACGGGAGGAGAAACTCTTGAAGCAACTTCATAACGCGGAAAGGATAGGGAAATGACACGAATTAAGTTCCGTGTATTCGATGTAAAAACGGCAACGATGTATCCGGTTATAGACATTGCTTTTGATGACCGGGGTAACGTCGAAGGCGTTGGTTTTCTCGATGCCAACGGGACTGGCCATTACTGGGAAGTCGCAGACCGGGAATTGAAATTGATGCAATTCACCAGATTGAAGAACAAGAATGGGAAGGACTTGAACTGGTGGGTGGGAGACATAATTCGAGGCCAACCTCTTATTCCCCTTGAGATTATTGAGCACGAATTTGGGGTTGGCATTCGGTACTTCGCAGATGGGGCTTGGCGAAGTGAACAAATGACAGAGGAACTTCACGATCAGTTGATGGAAGAAAATGCGGTTGTCATCGGCAATGTATGGGAACAACCCGAACTCCTAGAGGCCAAGCAATGACTCCGATCTACTCATTCGATGCCAAGTTGAAACGCAATGGCGACCCCGACTTTGAGGTGATCGTCACGGCAATGTACAGAATCCCCGGCTGGATTCCCATTGATCTCGAAGTCGTTTCAAAGCAAGACCACAAGAGAAAGATCGAACTCTCTGTAATGGAGAGCGATAAGCTGATTCAACTTGCGGCTGAGAAGTCAGATGAAGCCGAAGCAGAATGGGAAGCATCGCGCTGGCAAGAAGAATTAGACCAGCGGCGAGAATTAGCACAAGACAGATAGGGGGAAGTCGTGCCTGGTTCCGTGGAACCCCGCGTGTGCTGCCCGTCTCCTGCGGTGCAGCCGCGCGGGGGGAAGCGGAAGAAAAAGGAGAAAATATGTATTACCTCTTGAATCCTGAAACCCGACGGGTCCTAAACTCAAAAGAGGACATCGAAGAGTTGAAGCAATTCGTCAAAGATGCAACCAAAGAAACAGAGGTGAAAGCGGCACTGAAATCACTTGGAGCGGTAATCACAACAGACGTATACCCGTATTTGCTTCACTAACCGCAGGAGGACAAAGCAATGGAAACCGAGAAAAGAATCGAATCAGGAGAACTTGAGACCGTCGAAGAGGCCGTAAGGCCGCAGGTGCTCGAACAAGAAGCCTTCTCCATCTCGAAGATCGCCAACGAGAAGGAGTTTGCCGAAGCTCTCACCAAGATCGACAACGCCCTCAAGTTGGTTGACAAGTTGAGGGAGTTCTGCCTTCAGAGATCCAAGCCGAATGACTGGCTTGATACGGGCGGCAACCCCTACTTCACCGATGCGGGTTGCAATCGGTTCCGGGCCCCATTCGGGATGTACGAGCGCGATGTCAAGATGTCCACGGTGGACAGCAATGGGGTGCGGAAGGAAATCAGCGACCGGACCGTCTTCGAGGGTGAGATTGAGTTTGTGTTCTTCGAGGGCATCATCGGCTCGAAACTGCTCGGGGTCGAGGCCAGCTTTCAGGGTGGCAGTCGTCCGAGCAAGGAGGATGCGTTCCGCTCCAAAGAGGATATGCTCTTCTACATTCAGAAGGGCAAGGCCAACTGGAACGGGCGGGGCTTTCGGAAACTGCTCGGCCTTGAGAACTTGACCTGGGAAATTCTCGACAAGGCGGGGATCAAACACGATCAGGTGCGCAAGATTGAATTCGTCACAACCGAGAAAGGCGCGGCTGAGGATGTGAAGAAGTTGTGGGACATGCTGCTTGAACTGAACGACGGCAATCCCGCGAAAGCAGAGGATTATCTCTTCAACCTGACGAACTCCGACCAGTACAAAGGCAAGCGCAAGCCCTCGCAACTCACGGCAAAGCAAATCCCCTGGATCACCAGGAAAGTGCAGGAAGAACGAGAGAAGCGGTTCCCCGAGAAGGTATCGCAGGAACCCAAAGAAACCGCACCGGCGAATGGGAACGGCAAGGTCACGGATGATTCATTCCAGAAGTCCATTCTGAACCTGCGCCAGCACGTCGATGAGAAGGAGTGGTCGAACCTGCTGCAGCGGCATCACGTCCAGGATGTGGTTGAGATCGCTGTCGACAAGCGCAACCCCTTCCTCTTGGAACTGGGGAAACTCGCGCACAAGAAGGGAGGGAAGTAGTTATGATCGAACTCACCGAGAAACAACCGACACCCGCATTGCCCGAGGCCAAACAGCTCGAAGCATTGATCGACGAGGCCATCCAGAAGAAGATTCGCGTCTATCCCCGGAACTCGCTCTGGGCAAGCCAACTGGATCATCCCTGCGTGAGAGAAAACGAGTACGGTCTGACCCGATGGCAAGACCAGAAGTTGACCCCGGGATGGTTGCAGGAGATATTTGAAGAGGGCAGGATTCACGAAGATGCAATCATTGAGAAGTTGAAGGACGCGGGCTTCAAAATCCGGCAATCGCAGCGACCTTTGTTCGAGAAGGTCAGGGTCAACGGGACTGAGTACAAGTACGGGATCTCCGGGCGCTTGGACTTCGAGATCACGCACGAAGCACTTGGCGGCATCTGGTATCCGGTGGAAGCGAAGTCAATGGAGCCCTTCGCCTGGGATTCGATCAATTCCGTTGAGGATATGAAGAACCACAAGCGGTACTATCTGCGGATGTACATAGGGCAAATCCAGATGTATCTATATGCGTCCAGCCGCGAGCACGGGCTGATGGTTCTGAAGAACAAGGTCAGCGGTCGGCTCAAGTTCATCTGGATCACGCTTGACCTCGACGTTGTGGAGCGGATGCTCAAGAAGGCCGAGCAGATCAACGAAGCCGTCGCCAAAGCCCAGGCAGACCCGCAGAAGGCAGAAGAACTCCTGAGTCCCCGCATTGAATACGACGAGCAGATTTGTGGGCGCTGTGCGTTTGCCCATATCTGTTTGCCCGATCAGCAATTCGGCGATCAGGAGATCGACCTGGACAGCGAGACGGAAGCCAAACTGCGCCGGCGCGAAGAACTGAAAACCGCCAAAGACGAGTTCGAGGATTTGGATGAAGAAGTCAAGGCGGGATTCAAGAAACGCGGCAAAGGCAAGTATCTGGTGGCGGCATCGTTCAACGTGGATGTGTCCGAGGTATCAACGACCAAGTACGATGTTCCGAAGGAGTTGAAAGAGCAGTACGCGTCGTCGTCGTCGTACCTGAAGGTCAGCATCAAGGCGTTGAAACCGACCGATGGAAATGCCGAGGAGAAGAAGGCCGAACAGTCTGCCGTGGAAGTTCCAATGGTCAACAAAGACTTCCTGAAAAAGTCACATAGGAGATAATGAACCATGCCAACCACAGAACTGACTCTTTATCAGAAGGGTGAACTCACCCTGCGCGAGTTGCAAGAGAAGGCAAAGACCCTTCAAGTCACAGACGACACCATCGACTTTGCCGCTGAGACGCTGGCGATTGCGAAGCGTCTAGTGACCGTCCTCGACGAGGAGAGAACCGCCGAAACCGATCCGCACTACCGAATCTACAAGGCAATCAATGACAAGTACAGCCTGCTCATCAGGCCCTGCAAGGACATAGCTACAAAGGTCGAGAATCAGATCGCCGCCTACAACCGGGCGAAGAGGGAAGAGGCGGAGCGCAAACGCCGCGAATACGAGCGAGAACTTGCAGAGGCCGAGAGAAAGCGCCAGCAGGAATTGAAGAAGGCCGAAAAGAAGGGCATTGAACCGCCGCCCGCAGTGGTTCTTCCGCCACCGCCCCCAGTTGAAGTGCCAAAAGAGAAGATCGCCACCACGTTCGGCAACGTGAAGATCAAGGAACGCTGGACGTACGATGTCGTGGCCTTCAACCAAGTCCCACGAGAGTTCTTGATGGTTGACGAGAAGGGGGTATTGAACGCGATCAACGCAAAGGTAGGGCCGATGCGAAATATCGCTGGCCTGAGAATCTATCCAGAGGCATAGTCTATGTCTGACAGCATCTCCAACTGTGTCCACGAACTCGAAACCCTGAGAATGAAGTACGGCTATTTCGTCTGGGATTATGCGGTGAAAAAGATAAACCGCAAGAGACTCCAAAACTACGACCGGGACAAACGCGAGCGCTTCCCGGCTCGTATGTATCAGCGGCTCTTCGACAAACAGCACGGGGCCTGCGGGATCTGCCTACTGCCCCTAGATGTTCCGGCGAAATCTCGGGGCAACGTGATCGACCACAAAGACCCGAACGAGGCGAACTTCAACAAGTTCCCGAACCTCCAACTCGTCCATAAGAAGTGCAACGATGAAAAAGCTGCCAAGTCAATGGTTGAGCAGTCGAAGCATACTGGGCGAACAATAGCAGATTTGGTATGAACAATTCAGGCAAGATGCTCTTACCCGTGAGGATAGATGAACAAACGTGGGATTCTACCATTGGTAGCGTCGTAGACGGCCTTTCATTGGAATCCCCGACTCTTGCCTGAGTTTGTTTGAAAGGAAAGAAAATGAATCGTCCTAATGAGATCATCTATTGGTTAGAACGGGGAACGCTATTTCTCAGTGCGGGGGAAACGAAGAGTTTGTGTGACTACATTCACGAACTTGAGGCGAATCAGAAAGAGAGGGAAATAATGAACGAAAAGCAAGAAAAGACATTTGTAGAATACTGGCAGAATCAAGCCTTCTATCCATCAGTTCAACCGACGAGACAATGGATTACAAAAGGAATGGCACGAGTTTTAATCGAGCGTGTGTTGGCTTCGCAAACCAATGTAGCGGGCCAGCCAAGAACTTTTATGTGCGAAAACTGTGAAAGTGCGATCCAAGATGGAGAGGATTACTCTATGTGGGGTGATGGAATCCGTACTCACATTCATTGTCCATGTCGGGTCGCAAAAGGCAACATAGCGAACCAGCCCGATTCAAGTCCGCCGATAGGTGAGAACATCAAGAGGCTTCCAGATATAATTCAAGAATGACGGCATGTACGCTAACGTCCGAGGCAAAACGCAGCGAAGTTGAGCGACAAGTCCGTGCAAAAACCGAAGAGCGACATTTTGCCGATTGTTAGCCACCATTGGCGGCAGAAAGGAAACCGGTGATGGAAGAAAAAAGAGTTAAGATGAAGGTGATCAGAGAGAACGGTGAAATTGTAACGCTTGACTTGGATTACCCCGCATTTATTGGGGCGGGGGATGTGTTGAATAAGATGTTCTGCGCTGATTTGACAGAACACTTTTTTACCAAAGACGGTTATTATGATGGTTGGGGGAAAGCAATGCGACCGCCAATTTCAATGCAGTGAGCCAATCGCGCCTTGTAGCGCAAAGGAGAAACCCAATGAACAAAGAAGGAACAGATTGCAACAGGATGAGAGTAAGCATTGAAGGTTTACGTGAACTTGCAATTTACCTTGAAGGCATAAAACAAGGGCGCGGCGGAAGTCTTGAACCGCTTGGAACAATAGCTATTGATAATTTATGGGAAGCTATTCGAGAGTTGCAACAAAGCCGCGTACCACAAGGCGCTACAAGAAGCACTGACGCCTAACGGTCGAGGCAAAACGCAGCGAGGTTGAGCGACAAGCCCGTGCAAAAACCGTTGAGCGACGTTTTGCCGATTGTTAGGCGTTCGTTACTCAACTGATTCGGGAGGTCGCATGGGAACATATACCTATGGATTTGAAGAACTTCGCAATGAAATAAATGGAAGACTTGAAGAACTTGAGGGCGATTTCGACCTAAAAGAACTTCGTCTTGCTCTCAAGTTAGTTGAGAAAGATTGGATCAGGAGATTGGGTGTGTTGGCTAAGAAAAAGTAATGACGCATAACGGTAAAGCACAACGCAGGCCCGAAAGGCTTGAGGCGGCAATGTTTCAAACGTCCGTGAATTGTCCGTGCAAAATGAGCCATAACAACTCGATTGCCGCCGTCGTTGTGCGGATTGTTAAGTGCCGTTGCTCAAATGAAAGAAACGATGACTCATATTGATCTCTTTACGGGTTTTGGCGGGTGGCCACTTGCGGCACATACGGTTTGGAGAGAAAAATACTTGCCACTCGCATTCTGCGAATTGGATGAGAGTGCAAGGCGTGAACTGCGTAGGTGTTGGCCCAGTGTGTGCATTCACCAAGACGTGCGGAGGCTGAATGGCAAGAAATACCGAGGCGTTGACATACTCACTGGCTCTCCACCATGCCAACCCTTCAGCCGCGCCGGGAGGCGACTTGGCCGCGCTGATGACCGCGCGCTCTGGTCGGAGATGTTTCGCGTTATCAAAGAAGCAAGGCCCGATTGGATTTGTTACGAAAACGTTGATCGAGTCGTGCCAGTGGAGATCAACAATGTCATTGATGACTTGGAGAGTGAGGGCTTTGAAGCGCAACCGTTTATTATTCCAGCTGCGGCTGTCGGAGCGAACCATATCAGGTACCGATGCTGGATTGTTGCCCACGCCAACGGCGCATCTAAGCAAGTTGCAACATGCACACCGCTCAAGAACCAGGCAGCGCGACGGCAAGTCTGGCCCATCGTTGAAAGAAATCCTTGGCAAAGTCCCTTCGCCGGCTTACGTGCGTTGGATGATGGGCTTCCCGAATGGAGCGCAGAATTGAAGGGTTTGGGAAATGCGATAGTGCCGCAAGTGGCGATGAGGGTTCTTGATGCGATACGGCTATACCAACAAAGCAATGGCACTTAACTCACGCATTAACGACACTCAGTAGGAGAGGACATGCCAAACATCAGACCGTTACTGACGTTCCTCGAAATTCAAGACCCGCTCGCTCGTGAAAAAATCTACGCATATTCAGACCGGCTCTTAGAGTGTGGGTATGAAATCCCCTCCGGTGAACGACTGAGGGCCGCTTTTGAGAGACGGCAGAAACAGGAGCGAGAGGATTCAAACGGGTGGTAAACGCTGGAAATAACTGCCTAGGCCGTGTTGTACCGCGTGAACTTAGGGTGATCCATGCAGTATATCGTCGGAGGGTGCGGCTCGTCCTACGGCGTTTTAAGCGAGGGACTTCGATTAGGAAGATTGCCAAGAGCCTGAGACTCAGTCATCCGACGATCAGAACGATCATTTCAAATCCACAAAAAGCGGTGTCCCGCAAGACGATGATAAGGGTCATTCAAGGCACGGGGATTGGGAAGAAGAAAACAATCACGCGGCCTGTCGTTGGACGATGGTGCAGCGATGCAGTCTAGGTGGAGCGCAAATAAGTCAAACAAGAAAGGCAACCGATGAGCAAGGAAACCTTTAAGCCGACGGTGAGATTTGCCGCGACGAGAAAGCAACTGAAGAGACTTCAACCGCTGAAGAGGGCACTCTTGAAACATCGCGGCTACATTCTCGGTGAGGTATATTTGACATCGAATGATAAGGCCGAACGGATCGGAACGATGAGGTTCCATTACATTCCGACCGAGGCGGCAGACGTTATTCAGGAGGGGATAAAAAAGGCGGCAATAATAGTGATTAAAGAGGGCAGGGAGTAACCTCAAATGAACCGCGCTGGAATCTCAAATGAGCAATACCTGGAAAAAGCGGCAGACGTGTTCTCTCTTGTGATTCGCCGGACCAAGCAAGATCCCATCAAAGCTGAGACGATTCAGGGGCTCACCGGCGTGGACACAAGGATTGTGGCTGATATGTTGCGACAGTTTGAAATACGCGGGATCGGGATTTGCTCGGGGCCGTTCGGTTATTATCTCGCAAGGGACAGGCGCGAATGGGAAGGCCACATCAACAAAGAGCGCGACCGCGGAATCAAGATCATTAAGAAAACAGTTCAGGCGAAGAAGAGTTATGTAGTGGGCCCGACATTGTTCGATCAACCGGAACAAGCGAGGAAGGTCGGCTGACTGTGCATCGAGTAATCAATCCGCAAGCAAATGATTGAGCCTTATTATTCTGAGAATGGAATCACCCTATACAACACGAGATGTGAAGATGTGCTGCCACAACTCATAGAACAGGTGGATTTAGTGCTGACTGACCCACCGTATGGAAGTGGAGGTCGGGACGGTTCTACTCACCTCAGTGATGATGCGATAACGGGGAATCGAATGTTGAGCGATAGTCACATCTGGTTAATGCGTACTGTTGGTGCTCAATGTTGTGGAATAACTAAGGATGATTCGCATTGTTACGTTTTCTCGGATTGGCGAAAATGGAGGGAAACACAGATAGCATTTGAGACGGTCGGTTGGGAATTGCGCTCATTGATTGTATGGGACAAAGGAAATGGAATGGGTGAGTTTTGGCGAAGTAGTTATGAACTAATCCTCTTTCTGACAAAGCGAAAACCGCGCAAACTAAACAGTGGAAATTGTTACAATGTTGTAAAATATCCATCCGTGAAAAATGGCACTCATCCGACAGAAAAACCAGTTGACCTATGTATATTCTTAATGGGTGCGAGTTCTAACAAGGGCGAAATCGTCCTTGATCCATTCGCGGGCAGCGGTACAACCCTCGTCGCCGCAAAGAGACTTGGACGTAAAGCCATCGGCATTGAAATCTCAGAGAAGTATTGTGAAATCGCCGTGAATAGACTCAGACAGATGGAACTTTTCAATCCGCAAGGAGAGCAATGAAAACGAAGAGAGTTCTCCGATACTACTGTGATTTTTGCAAGAAGTCGGGATGTTCAAGGTATGCTATAGAAAAGCACGAAAAGCATTGCACGATGAACCCGCAACGAGCATGCCGAATGTGCGGTTTAATGGAGGGCAACCAGAACGAGATGAAGGATTTGCTCGCCTTACTACCAGACCCGAAAGAATTCGAGCATGTTAGCCATCGAGAATCATTTATTGGTGGATTTGAGGAGAAAACTTGGCCGGGATTTGATGAGATGGTGAAGCCAGCGATCCTCAAGTTGAGAGAAGCGACGGATGGCTGCCCAGCCTGCATCCTTGCCGCTCTACGCCAGAAAGGAATCATAATTGGAATGGTTGCAGAGTACTTCGATTATGGGAAGGAATGTGCGGAATTTTGGAAGGATGTTAATGCCGATAAGACAGTTTATGACGGTTCATTTTAGAGAAACAATAAGTTGCTCAATCCGCAAGGAGAATAAATACTAACTGGGCCGCGGTTGCTGTGGCGGGGTAGCCTAACGTGAGGTAGTCAGTCTCGATAAGCAGCCCGACGAATACCGGACACCGTTGCAGACCAACTGCCAGCAACCAACGCCCAATGTTAAGGAGAATGAGTGGCCAAGCGTTTCACTGATACTGACAAATGGAAAAAGGAATGGTTTGTGGAGATTCGAGGTCGTGATAAACTCCTTTGGCAGTATCTATGCGACAACTGCGATCACGCGGGTATCTGGGATGTCAACCTAGTATTGGCATCCAGGTTGTGTGGTTTCAAATACGTTCGTGAGGATGTAAAACAGATTTTCGGCAAACAAATCAAGGAATTTGACAATGGGAAACGATGGTGGATACCCTCGTTCATCAAATTCCAATATGACTGTGCGGTGGAGCGACTAAACCCAAAGAATATAGTTCATCGAAGCGTACTGAGAACTCTTGTTCGGTACGATCTTTACTCCCTATCGGTTGAGCAGCAAGGGGCTTTCAAGGAGCTTCCGAGGGGCTTCGAAGCCCCTAAAGATAAAGATAAGGATAAGGAAAAGGATAAAGAAAAAGCTGTTAGTACAGGTGTGATTGTCAAAAAAAAGAAAGTATGTACACTTCACGACAATGGGAAGCCATTTTACTACGAAGGACAGTTTTGCCCTAGATGTTTCACGCCAATAGGAGAACCCCAAAATGTCGACTTCTAATAGGTGTCTAGGTTTGATTTTCTTGGGCATCGCGGTTGTTGCCGCGGTTGCAATCATCTTGTGTCGGAGAGTTGGTGATGATCTCGCTTGCGGCTTCGATTTCCGAGACGGCGAACCCATATTTCTCTAACACTGGAGGCGTTATGTTTATCAAGGTCTGTTTGTTTGTGTTCGCGATTCTGTTGTTACTGGGATTTGTGGGTTATCACGACTGGGGCGGCGGCCTGACTGTCCAGGCTCTGGTGTGCCTGATTGGAGCGGGCATCTTTGGCGCGCTATACCGAATAATCCAGCTTCTGGAGAAGTGATGGACAGACTCATCATCCAATGTTGTTGCGGCTATTCGTTCTCGGTGGCGCGCAAGCAGCTCAAAGAAAATCCAAACGGTGTAGTCGAGTGTCCAGGCCGGGGCATGAAGTCCTGTAGGCGGGTATTTCGGGCGAGCGACTTGTTGAAGATGATCGGTGTGCAGGCGGTCTACTACGTCGAAAACAAGCAAGAAAATCTAGGACTGAAAGGATAGGACTATGAAACGCGTACTGATTTTTGTTGGACTCAAGATTGTGGAATTGGCGGGATTAGCCCTCATGCTGTTGATCGCGTGGGATATTGTGGTAATTGCGGGCAGGTACGAGGAGATTGTGAATATTGTCGCTCTTGTCGTACTCGTTCTTATCGGGACCGTCTCAATTGTGGCGGCGATTCGACACAACTGGGTGAAGGCTGGGAAACTCGCCGACAAATGGAAAGGCAAGAAGTTCTTCGGATTGTTTCTGTTGCTCGCCCTGGCATTTTGCCAGGCGAGAGCACAAGAGACGATTGGATGGGTAAGAATCCATCCCGATACGGTGACTTACACACCAGCAAGTGATTTGCAAATTATGGCTGCAGGCAACATCGGTGCGTTTCTCGAACTCTATTCCCGTTACGAACGCGACTGCTGGAATGATTCGACTTCTTTGGGGCGCGGAATGTGGTTGTCTGATATGGGTCACAAATGGTGGTTTCCGCTGGAAAGAAACTTATTGGACACGTCAAAATTTATGCCTGAAGGATGGGAACATCGGCAAGCGACATTTGAAGGCTTCATCTCTTGGTTGCGGAAACGAAAATAACAACGCGAACAAAGGGGACAAATGGTGATCTCTGACAGGCTTAACTTGGGCTCCGGCTTCGATTTTCAAAGCGATTGTTTGAATGTCGATTGCATCCGCCACACAGGACATGAGTTCATCTGGGATCTAAACAACAGGCCCTGGCCGTGGAGGGACGGCAAGATCGAGTATGTAAAAGCCTTTGACGTGATCGAACATCTGGGGAAGCTCACGAAGATTGAAATTGTCGCCGAACTCGCGAGAATCACTTGTCCCGGGGCCGTCGTTCGGGTGCGGGTCCCAAACACCTCTCACCCGTGGTCGAGTTCGCCCCTAGGTCACGAACACGATTTCGGCTACAATAGTTTTGAAGAGGGTTACGATCAACCGTATTTCAAATGCAGAATCGTAGGCGTGCAAATCGGAGATCAGGGCAAGTGCTGGAAGTGGAACCGATTCTGGAGATTGCTTTGTAAATGGACAAGATTTGTCCAGACGATTGAGTTTGAACTCACAAAGAAAGGAGAATCGTAAAATGGAAACAGCATTAGTTGTGATCGGGATGGTACTCGCGATGGTGGGATTTTTTCTCCTAACGGTTCTGGCCGAGAAGGTTCAAGATAGGTCAATGTTGCGAAAGGAAGAGAAACGCGAACGCGAGCAACTTACCCGTCGGGGCATTGAACCGAAATGCGGTCATTGCGGTTCCCGCAATGTTCAACTGGCGACGCAGTATATTAGCCTGTTTGGTGAGACAACGGTTCATCCACACGAAAACCATTGGTTGTGCGCGGACTGCAAGGCGGTTTCTGAAATCTCAGTTTCAGTGTGACGACAATGCAATGGAAATTCTGGAAGCACGATGCTGGTCCGCTGACGCGGTTGGCAATTTTCGCGTTGGACTGGATTCTCTTACCGGCAGATTTTCTTGAGATGGGCAGATGGTGGCATTGGGTACTGTGTGGAATGTGGATCGGGAGTTTCGGATTGATCGGGATTGGCCTGGGGACGATCTGTGTTACCGGGTCACTTATTGCATTTCTACTGAGGGGAGACTAATGACGAAAGTTCTTGTCACAGGCGGTGGGGGTTACATTGGGACTACCCTCGTTTCTCTCTTGCTCAAGAAGGGCTACAGAGTCCGAGTACTGGACAACCTGAGTCACGGCGGCGATCAGTTGATTCCGTTCTTCAGGGAGCCGAACTTTGAATTTCAGTTGGGGGATGTTAGAAACTGGCGCGATGTTGCTCAAGCCGTCTCGCGTCAAGACGCTATCGTTCACCTAGCAGCGATCGTGGGCTATCCGGCGTGCAAAAAAAATCCCGACGCGGCTAAGACTACAAACATTGGCGGGACGATTGTACTCAACCAGTTGCGGTCAAAGAACCAGTTGATTCTCTTTGGCTCAACAAGTAGTGTCTATGGCCACACGGAAGAACCGGTAGACGAGGCGTGCTACGTCTCGCCCATTAGTCTCTACGCGGAGACAAAGTTCCGGGCCGA